GGCATCAGCGGAGGCTGGGCCAAAAAAAAAGGGGCCGCTGACCTTGCGGCCAGCGACCCCTATGACACTAATTACTTAATGTATCCAAACCTTTGTAAAAGCCGTGATAGCATCGGTAAGTAGTTTAATATCCGCAGTAGTATCACCGCGAGCATTTGCCGTTTTGCACTTATCTTTCAAATCGGACAATGTAGCATCAACCCTATCACTAAATGATTTGGTTGCGCCACGTTCCCGCGTTTTACCCTCATTGAGGTATTTGCGAGCTTCGGATTTGAGAGTACCAAGTTTATTACTCGCATAAGTATTAAACTTGTCGCGTGTAATCTTAACCAGCGCGTGTTTGTTTGGTTCAGATTCACGCAATGCACCGAATTGTTGTTGACTGAATGACATTGCGAAATCAACGCCAACCGATATACGTTCAAGTTTATCGATCTTTTCTTTCATTTTGTCATTCAAATCATCAACACGATGGTAATTACCATCGATTACGACATAATCGACTTTCGGGTTAATCTCCGAATAACGGAGTTGATAACCCGCAAACAAAGTCGCTTTATCTGTTTTGCTGATTTCTTCAGGGAAACCAACAATTGCATCTAAAGCATACTTGGCTTGAACACGCAATGTATCACCCGTTACAGCTTGTTTATATCCAAGGTCTGCAATGGAATTGAATTGCGTGAAGTCGACGTTTTGGTTTTGTGACATTTTAATCCCCTAATAAATGGGTTGAAGAAAACATCGCAAATCGCTTGTCGTACGACTTGCGATGATTAGATTATGCCAAACCAAGCCAATAATGTATCGATTCATTACGAAGTGGAATTCTAATCAACGCGCTTGGTTCACGCACACATGGCCGCGCGCGACCACAAATAACTGGCATCAAAACGCAGGGCCAAAAAAAAGCCCCGAGGCCGAAGCCCCGGAGCCACCGATCAGATGGGCTGATCAGTCACAGACGATCTTGTATTTTTCTACCTTCTGAAACTCAGTACTAACTAATTCGCTTCGACAAGTCGGGCTGTCTTTGCTAACGTATGCCGAGACTACAATCCCGATATACTCATCCCATGCTTCACCATACCGATACTCGAACCGGAAATCCCGATTAAGACTACTTGGGAATTCTGTAGTGCGAGTCGCTTTCACACCATCAATGTCCATAAGATTGGACAGGATTGTCGTCAGGGTTGGGTCATTGAAGCCAGTTAGGTTATTCAAATAACAGAACACGTTACCCTGAGTAATCGACACTTCGCCAAGATCGGGGAAACTATTGAAGATCGCACGATATACACCTTTATGAGCGTGCATCGATTTGATTTGTTTTGCATACCGTGCTTTGGTATTGCGAACTTCTTTAATACCCTTTTCAATCATTGACGTAGGCGTTGGCTTTGCCATTTCATTCTCTCCTGTATCAAGACTAAAGTCGCCCCGACTAGGGCGTTGAACCCTGTCTTGATGTTTTAAGTATGCCCGACTGTGCGTTCTACGTATCGATTGGCTACGAACCACCAACCCTTGGTGCGCCCGCTCTCATGCGCGCCCGACTACAAATAACTGGCATCAAAACGCAAGGCCAAAAAAAGGGAAGGGCCGAAGCCCAACCCCCTGAACTACTTATAATCGTCCATCGTCATGGTATGCGATTCTTCTCTGAGCCGCTCTTCTACTATCGCCAACAGGTTTTGCAAGTCCCTGCGGTCATCGTACGTTAGCGGCTTACCGCTAAACAAAATCTTGTGCATGTTCTTTATCAAAGTTTCAATCTGATCACATTCAATTACTTTAAACGAAATCATCATTCTCTCCCGTTGTGGGGGGGCCGAAGCCCCTCCGTGTTAGCACGAAGCGTACTGGCTACCGTGCAACCCATACCTAAAACCCCAGTAATATGGGCATATTCCATTCGGAGTCGGAATCCGATAGAAAACTACATTTGGGAATTGCAATGCAAGGCAAACCTTCATGTAAGTAAACCCAAACCGAGTATCTTCATTTGGAAGCCGTCTGTTCTCAGAGCAAATATCTAAAACTTGTCTGATGTTCAGCCGTTCACTATCGGGATATTCACGCAATTGCGCTTCCCACAATTTCTTCTTGCTAATCATTACGCTCTCCAGTTATGACTACTTTAAGATCGTTCCACAAACAAATCTCAACCCACTTCATTGCTTCGTAATAGTCGCTAAATTCCCTAACGATATCCCCAAAGATTGTATCGTTTACTATTACTTTAATTTTCATTTCACTTGCCAATGCACGAACATTCTTCATGATCTTCTCCAAAGTCTGCAACAGGGAATCCATCGCATTGAATTCAATCTATCAAATCCCATCAGATTTGTACCGATTCGCTACGAAGCGGCTGACCATCGCGCACCCGCTCTCATGCACGCCCGACTACAAATAACTGGCATCAAAACGCAGAGCCAAAAAAAAGGGACAGGAGCCGAAGCCCCTGTCCCTTAACTCATTTCGCCCACTGATATTCGTGCCAGTATCGCCGGTAGAAAACCGCCGCAACAGCCCGCTGGCTCCAGACCGATACGCCTGATATCCATGCGGTTGCGTGTACAGGCTCTTCGTCGTAGTTGCACGCGGCGACTTGCGTCCCGTCTTTGTGCTTCCACAGGCAAGCGCCCGAGATGGGCGACTTGTCTATCACAAACCAATCTTCTGTCATGACTCTCTCCAGTTATGGGGCGGCTTGCGCCGCCCCGTTTATCAAATCGCTTGGACTACTTTGCCAGCTTTTGTAGTCCATTGGAAAATGGCTTGATAAGAACCATCTTCCAATTCTTCCCACCCAAGGAATACCGCATCGGTATATCCATCGGCATGGAATTCATCGAGCGTGACGCAGATATGCCACAACATATCTGCGTTTGATTTGAGTTTCGTTTTCACGATACCTTCTCCAAAGTCTGCAACAGGGAATCCGTTGCATTGAATATAGACTATCAAACCACGCTAAAAATGTATCGTTTCGTTACGAACCACCAACCCTTGGCGCGCCCGCTCCCATGCGCGCCCGACTACAAATAACTGGCATCAATTCGTGGACGCAAAAAAAGGGGCGGGGCCGAAGCCCCAACCCCAAGTCATCAGCGGCGGATGAATCCGAGCATCTCCGCCTTCTCTTCCCGCGCCACTCGTTTGGCGAGTCGCGCCTCTTTCTTCACCGCACGTTTCACTTCGTGCGGTTCAAGTTCTTCTTCGTAAGGTGGAAGAACAATCTCCGTCAGTTCGCCGGTGGATGCGTCGAACACCCAGCAGCGGTAGTAACCGTTGTCCATGACTATCTCCTAAGTTGGGGGGCCGAGGCCCCCCGTTGAATTACCAGTGGTTAAGAATGTCGGCCAACTGGTAGACGCCGACTGCGTAACACGCGAGACTAAACACAATCAACACCAAATCACCCAGCAGGGGTGGATGCTTCCTCGTGATGTAGCACGAGAACCCGAACTGTCCGATCCGAAAGAACCGGATACCGCCAACACGTTTGTATTCAAACATGATGCTTTCCTCATATGCCTACGTCCGTCAACCCCGGCCCATCCGGTGTCATCCGTCGTCTGCATGATTCCAATCTGCCAGAATCCGGGGATTTTGTATCGTTTCGCTACGAAATGGCCTAAAAGCCGGGGGTACGGCCCCCCACCCCCCGGATACGCGCGATGGGACCCGCGCCCCCCTATACCCTTGAACATGCACAAATAACCACCGAATTTCCCAAAACCCACGCCGTCACACCCCCCTTATGTAAATTTTTCTAAAAATTCCCCAAATCATATGTAAAGTTTGCCCCTCCAAATCGCTCTTTTTGAGGATGAGCTTGACCTCCTGTAGTAGAAAAACCCCCCACGTATGGGACCCAAACCTCCCCTTCCCCTTGCATAAATATATTTTTGTGATACATTTGCAGTCATGACTATGATTGTTCCTCCCATCGAAGAGAACATTCCTCTTCCAGATAGCGCGCGAGAAGCTTTTCCTGAGTTGACGCCCACTCAGGAACTGAACATGCGTGCGAATGTCGTGAAGCTGATGGCCGATTTGACGGGTCAGGTGCTCACGCCTACGCAAGACAACGTGGATCAGGCCAACAATTTAGCCCGTCAGATGATGACCGACCCCAAACACCGCCCAGAATTTGGCCGGTATCCGAATGAGACCCTTGCTTATCTTGCAGGGATGGTCGCTCAGATGAACGTATCCATCGTTGATGAGCTTTCAGACCTGAAGATGTACGTGGTCAACAAGCTAGTGATGGAGGTCGAGAACGCCAAAGACTCTAAGAATCGTATTTCTGCCCTATCTAAGCTAGGGGAAGTCGATGGCGTTGATGCGTTTAAGAAACGCAGCGAGATGACGGTCAAGATTCAGACTATGGAAGAGGTTGAGAAAGAACTTCTGCTCACTTTGGATAGTCTGGAGTCCAAAGTAATTGATGTAGAGGCTAGAGAAATCGTAAGCAAAGATGCAATTAACTCCTGAAAAGCTCTTTAAGTTGCGGCAAGCTCTCCCGACAATGCCGGAGAAGCAGAAAAGACGTACTTTAGAGCTAATCAAGACCTATGAAGCGGGTCTGACGCAGGATCTGGCTAAAAACTCGTTCCTAGATTTTGTAAAACATGTCTATCCGGGCTATAAAGTAGGCCCGCATCACCTGAAATTGGCTCAGATCTTTGAAGATATAGCCAAAGGGTTAAAAAAACGCGTAATAGTTAACATAGCGCCGAGACATGGTAAGTCAGAACTCATATCCTATCTTGCACCGGCATGGTTTTTGGGGAAACACCCAGAGAAAAAGATTATCATGTCCTCACACACTGCTGATTTGGCGGTGAACTTCGGTCGAAGGGTGCGTAACTTAGTGGGATCTGAGAACTATCGGGATATTTTTCCTCAGATAGAACTACAGGCTGACTCTAAATCGGCCTCAAGATGGGGTACGAACTTCAATGGTGAGTATTTTGCTATTGGTGTTGGAGGTGCTCTCGCTGGTAGGGGCGCTGATTTGTTCATTATTGACGATCCACATTCTGAACAAGAGGCCAAAACCGGACGACCCGACGTTTTTCTACCTGCTTGGGAGTGGTTCCAGTCTGGGCCTCTTCAGCGGCTTATGCCGGGTGGCGCAATCATTGTTGTGATGACTAGATGGTCTAAATTGGACTTGACTGGTCAGATTGTGTCGCAGATGAACCGTGAAGATGGTGTAGACAAGTGGGAAGTAGTCGAGTTCCCAGCGATTAAAGACAATGATGAGGCGTTGTGGCCTGAGTTTTGGCCGGTTGAAGAACTTCTAGCCAAAAAAGCTGCTCTTGATGTGCGGTATTGGAACGCCCAGTACATGCAGAACCCCACTTCTGAAGAAGGGGCGCTAATTAAGAGAGAGTGGTGGAAAATCTGGGATAGAGAAGATGCACCACAGTGTGATTTCATAATTATGAGTCTGGACGCCGCGCAGGAGACCAATAATAGGTCTGACTACAACGCGCTTACAACTTGGGGGGTCTTCTATAACGAGGAGACCAACAATCACGCCATTATTTTGCTCAATTCCATCAAGAAACGGATGGAGTATCCCGATCTGAAGAAGATGGTGCTCGAAGAGTACAAAGAATGGGAGCCTGACGCGTTCATGGTGGAGAAAAAGTCCAATGGCTCTCCGCTATATCAGGAATTTAGGCGAATGGGATTACCGTGTCAGGAGTTTACTCCGGGCAAAGGGCAGGATAAGATAGCAAGGGTAAATGCCGTAAGCGACCTGTTTGCATCAGGTATTGTTTATGCCCCTGATCGCAGGTGGGCCAGAGAAGTTATTGAAGAATGCAATGACTTCCCTAGTGGCGCTAATGATGACTTGGTGGACTCCACTACCCTTGCGCTGTTAAGATTCCGGCAGGGTGGTTTCTTGCGTTTGCCGTCAGACGAGCCAGATGAAGTGTTTAGCTTCTTCAAAACACGCAAACGCGCCGCATATTACTAAGGACACAGCATGACTATCGACAAGGCGTTGTATCAAGTTCCCCAAGGAATAGGTCAATTGACCGGGGATGAAGAGCCTATCGAGATTCAGATTGAAGATCCCGAGTCAGTAAGCATTAGAGTTGGTGATACTGAAATCGTGATGGAGCAGGAAG